AAGGATTCGTAGAGTTGTAGCGATCGTTCTCTTTGTACTTGACACCCTCAGGAGCTGGTCCAAAGATCTCATCAGTAGAGAAGTATATGAATCGCTCTAGATTGTCTTGCTTACGAGCATACTCTAGAAGGTTTGCTGTCCCTACAACATTATCTAGGATGAATTCCATAGGGTATTCGATAGAACGGTCGACATGCGATCCAGCTGCAAGATGAGCAATGTAATTAACATCGCCTATCAGAGACATGATTTGTGGATTGAGATCAGCTTTTAGATCGTGATGTACAACCTTAACACGCTTGCGCTCCTGCGCAGGGTAGCTCATCACAACTTCATTTAGCCTATTCAGGTTGCCCGAATAGTCTAATCTATCAAGCGACACGATATTCCAATCTGTCGTCGCTAGCACTTTGTCAATAACATGATGCGCAATAAAACCCGCACCGCCAGTAATCAAAATTGTTTTACTCATTAAATATGTTCCATCGCTTCAAGTTTGTCTTTGTATTCAGCAATCTGACCAAGTTCAAGTTCGATTGCACCCATAAAGTCGGTATGTTCATGAATAGCCATCGGGTTATTCAACATAACACGAACGTTCATTGCATGCTTCTCAATACCAGCTTGGAATTGCTTGCGCAGCGCACTTGTAATTTCATTCTTCATTTAACTATTCCTCATATCTTCATAACGCCAGAGCATTTCTTTGATGTATTCAATAATTTCTGGATCCCCATATTCAGCTTCTTGAAGCCTCTGATCAAGCCAATGCATGGCTTCTTCATACGTCACTTCATTCATAATGTAAATTCCTTCACCTTTTGGAAACGTGGAATCTTCACGCATCCAGCTGTCTTCAATTCGTTGATGCGGAACACAGCGTCTTGGTAGTCAACATACTGTCCATCGTTGTACCACCAGAAGTAATCCCATGGCGCCCATGGGCGAGGAGTGCGTTGATACTCTACAAGCCACTGCTTGCCAACTCGAAAGATCCGAAGTTTCTTTATCGAGATCTGTTCGTACTCAATGCCGTATTCGTTATCTACTATATCTGTCATATCTTCTTCCATTGCGACAATCTTAGTGTTGCTGCCAGTCCTGTGAACGTGTTATCGTTGATCATGTTACGAATGGTTCTGGGCGAATAGCCAACCAATACCATATCATTTATATCTTTCTCAACTACACTATCTGGCCAGATGCAGACAGGATACTCATTTGCAATCGCCTTCTCGATCTTCTTTACAGTATCCACACTTCTAGGTTCGTTATCGTATACAACCACTATATCCTCTTTCGGCATATTAAGCAACGCTAATTCCGAAACAATATCGCCTCCACACGAAGCAATTCCGTTATCGATAAACAAACTATCAATTGGACCTTCCACACAATATGCTGTAGAGTTCTTATTGAGAGTATCAAGTCCATACCATCGACCCATCTCTTCCTTGAGCATGATCGTAATGTACTTGACTGAGTCTTTCTTGAACGCTCTGCCTTGGACTCCGAACATCCCACCCTGCTCATCAAACAAAGGTATAAGTAGTCTAGGTTCATCTCTCTCGAGAGAATCTTTATCAAACTTGTCCGGATAGAATGAGTTGACCCACTTCTTGAACTTCAAGCACAGGTATAGCTTATAGTGAGACTTTGCTGGGATCCTACGCTTGGCTACCCACTTCTTCACAGGGTGCTCAGTAGGAAGCTGGGATATCTTCTTCAACCCTTTAAGAGGATTGTCATCAAACACAGGCTTGGTCTGCTTGAAGTTATCTAGGGTAGTAGACTTAGTATTGTTGTTCGCATCCCTAAATTTCTCCATTACGTACATCTTATGTACTTCTGGTTCAAACTCTTTTAGGAAGTTATCGAATGAGTTTGTGTATCCACAGTTGAAACACTTGCACACAAGGAAGCCTTTATCAGAATGCTGGAATGCATGCCAACGAGCTTTACTTTTGTTTCTCTTAGAGTCCCCGCAAGTAGGGCAACGAGCATTAAAGTGGTGTGGAGAGGTCTGTTTAAACTTATCAAGTCGGCTGGAGATCTGCCGTAAAAACGTCTCGTCTAGATACAGTGAATTCACAATACATCCTATAGTTCTTCATTGGGACATATGTCAGTATACTAGAAACTGAGAAAAGGTCAACTAAAAATCTGTGCTAAATTGACTTGGCTAATAAGAACCCCGATAATGATCGATCCGCCAATGATCAGCCAGTGCCACTTCTCCATCGCTGTAATACGGTCACTGAGCGCGGTGTGCTGAGTCTGTGACTCTGCGCGCATCTCTTTGATCTCTGTCATCAACTCGTCGTACTGCTTGTCGATGTTGACTTTAAGCTCACGCTCGCCAGATGAGATGCGTTCGTGTAGGATCTGAATCTTGTCGTCTGTCTCTACTCTGCGCTTTTCCATAAGTTCTACAGTCTGCTTCGTGAGCACATCGTGTGCAGTGATCTTAGTTTCATGAACAGCAAGAAGCTGGGAGACCGATGTGGACACTTCGGTTAGCTTATCAATAGCCACATCGAAGCGATCCACAATCGTGCTGATCTTAGTTATATCTCTCTGGAGACCAGTGAAATCTTCCATCATGCGATTGGATCCTCAGGGTCCTTTGACTTGGGAGCAAACTTCTCGATACCAGTGATACCGAGTCCTGCAATCACAATCAGCATAACAGCATCTAGGAGGTTGTCATCAACATCCAAGTTCCAGCCCAGGTTTGCAACGAATGCAACCCCGATCAGTAGGGCAAACAAAATAGAGATCACTCTCTTTGTCGAAGGCACACCCTTACCGTCTGCAAGGATGCCTTTGATGTAATCTAAAACTGCTTTCATTACTCGTCTCCTTTAAGATTGCATAATGAAAGAGTTATCAGTTACTTCTTTTTGGTTTTTGCCTTAACCTTAGCTGCAGTCTTCTTGACTGTGTTAGCTACTGCATCTGCCTTATCGGCTGCAATGTTGATCTGCTCCATTGCCTCGCTATACTTTGCACCTGCAAGTTCCTTAGCAAGTTCGAGGTCTGTTTGGGTCACTTTACCATCTTTGTTAAAGTCGAGTAATCCAAACCATTTTTTAATCTTATTCCACATATTACTTTTCCTTTTTCATCTTTGCGCCGCGTGATAGCGCGTTCTGTGCAAGTCTTCTAGCAGCCTGTAGTGCAGCAGGTGAGTTACCTTCTGTAGCACTGATGGTAGCCAAAGCTGCAATTAACATCAACAGGGATCTATCGTCCTTCATATTAGGATTGTTGATAAACCTGTAGAAATTCTGTACAATGAAGTTGATTAGCTGCTCACGGCCATCCGGAGCTTCATCTTCTTCGTTGAGAAAGTCTTCTAGTTTCTTAGCCATTATTTCTTCTTCTCTTCTGCCATCTTATCAACAGCTGCTTTGTTCTCTGCTATCCAGCGCTGGAGCTGTCTGAGCTGCTCGGCGTTGGCTTGGCAGGTGGCGTAGTTGGAGATGATGGTGAGGAGGGCTGTATTGTCTTTAATTCCTGAGGAGCTCGCATCAGAAGCTCTGGTGGGGTCGGCATCACCGGCACTGGCACTAAGATCGTGCGTGTACACCCAGCCGTTAGACATAACGTGCTGAGCAGGAACATTGTTTTTAGCGGCATCAAGGTAGACATACTCTTTTTCCCTAATAGTGTTCGTTCTATCGACGTACTCTGTGACGACCTGATTACTTATCTCTGTATTCTTTTTCTCGAGCTCTGCGACCTGCTTGCTGCTCTCTGCAGCGAATCTAGCTAGCTCCGCTTCGGCGTATGCAGATCCCTTCATGTAGCCATAGAAGAATACTCCAACAATGAGCGCTGCTCCTGCGAGTAACTTATATGGTAGTGGGATCATGCCGAACATATTACATTTCCTTGAAGCGCTTGAGGATCTTTGGTTTCTTCTTTTGACCTAGCAATGGATCCACCTTTGCAACACCAGCGGTTACATTGGCAGGAGCTTCTTCATTCATCTCTGTTGACATATAGTCAGTAGCGGTCTGCATATAGTCATAAGCAAGAGTGATCTTCGACTGAACCCATTCTGGAAGGTCTGTGCTAGGCTCAAGCATATCATGGAGCTGCTTAGCGTGCTGCATAATGCCTTTCAGTTGAGACATTGCCATCTCACCTTCAAAACCATATTCTCTAGGATCTTTAGCCATTAAATCTTCCTTAATGCTTCTACTATTCTGGGGTCCATTGCGATGTCGCTATTGTAGACTACATTGTCTCTAGTAATCACACCGTATACTTTGTCAGGCATTCTGTTTATCAAAACGAGAAACGGCTTGAGGAAGGTATAGTATCCTCTGAGCTTGACGAACAAAAGAACTGTTGCCTCATCCCCGAAAAGGTTGTATAATACCATTATATGGTTAAGGATCAGTCTCTCTTTGAGATCCCCAGTTATTTCAAACCTATTGAACAACCTCTTGATATACTTAAACCGCTTCAGATCGTCTAGAAACTCTTCGGTGTCGTAGCACTGAGGGTTATCATAATGCCTTGCAGCGTATACCACGAAGTTATCTTCATTAACAACATCAATCATATTATGCGATTCTTACTTTGACTACCCCTGCAGCTGTGTAGTATAACTGTCCCAATGCCACACCAGCTGTATTTGCTGCTGTGTCGTCTGCATAGGGGCCTTGTACAATTGCTTTGCGAAGCGTTGATAATGTAGCAGACTTTGTCGAGTTAGCGGAGACGTCTTCGACAATAAAGAGGTCCCCGCTAACGATCGACGTGTTGGCCGTGCCAATGGATGTCAGTTCTGTAATCTTCTTAGCACGATCAGCCATTTATTAGGCGTCCTTCATAATGGTATCTTCGGCGTCTTCTGTCATCGATCCCATCGCGACTAGTGTTTCTTCTTGAACGCGTCCTGCACGACCGCCTGTGCCAACTGTGCGTAGAATCCAACCAGCGTGAGCTGCTGGACGAGCACCCGAAAGAGCTGCAACTGCTGTTGCTGTTTCACCTGTTAGCGAGTGACCGGTTTCTGAAACCGAAGCCGTAAGATCGATAGCATCGCCACCCTGTGTAGTAGCTAGCTTAACAGTTGTTGTATTAGCAGCCTGAATGAAGTATGTTGTACCTGATGTCAGACCACCGATAGCTGTGTTACCAGTTTCGACTGTATAAGTCACTCTGTCGTTCACTAGGAACCTCGAGTTTGCTGATGAGATAGTGATAGTGTCGTTAGTGTTCGAAACAGCGCTGAGAGCGTTGAACGTGACTGCAGCTGGTGCAGCAATCGTAACTGAAGGGATAGTTGTATATCCAGAACCAGCAGTGTTAACATTGACCGCTGTAATACGACCTGTTGTTGCAGTGGCGTTGGATGTAGCGTTACCCGAAACGGTTACAGCAGCATTAGCACCGTAGCCTGAACCGGCGTTGGTGATTGTGTATGAAACGATCGAGCCGTTCGATACGCCCATTTCTGTTGTGTCTACACCAAACTGACCGACAGTCGCGCCAGTGATAAAGGCACTAGGTGTTACGTTACCAAACAGAGCTGTTTGGTTGTCTGTGTTAGCTGGAAGGTTGACTTGCGAAGTGGCCCACAGGACCGAATTCGCTGCGTCATCTGTATTGCCCCATTGAGCCATTTGTATTCTCCTAAAACTTCTTCTGTGTTGTATTTATTATTTCATCATATCGAGTATATAACGCGAGCTCTTTTTATTCTCGATAAGAGAGTTAAAGATAGGTCTATTTTCATCTAAAGGAAGCGGCGGCACCTCCGATACTGGTTCAGCCACCGGCACCGCGCGGGCCGTCTGGTTTAGAACAACCACTTGGCCCGCGTTGATAGCGTTCGAATGTGCGCTCGGAGCAACTTCTTCTTGCTCCTTGCGCTTTAGAACGAATTGACCGATATTGATTGCCATTAGACGTGCTTCATCAGCTGTTCGTGTGAGTGACCAATCTTCTTCTGAAAGGCTTCTTTCTCATCTGGCTTCATACCAGCATACTTGTCGAGAAGCTTCGCAGCATGTGTACCCGAAACGTGTTTTGCAGAACCATGTGTAAACTGGATAGTTGATCCCCCCTGCATCGAGGTCTTGGCTTTCTGAAGTTGATTCATGATGTGCTGATTGGCTTCGGTCTTTGGCTTCTCGAGGATACCATTCTTCTGAAGTCTCTCAATCCTTTTCATGTGCTCAGGATTGTTGTGCATCAGCTTTTCTTTAGTCTTGGGATGCACAGTGTAATCCATCTGACCAGTCTTCTTAGGACGGCCACGAGCTTCATCTAGCTCTTCAGCTTCTTCTTTCTTATACGAAGTTGTAGTCACGTTGCCCTTTGTAACAGACTTACCGCGCTTTAGTCCTAGCATTTTTTGCATTTTTTTATTGTCAGATTTTGCTTTATCAGCACCTGCAATAAATTTATCTACAGCTGTTTCTTCTTTCATCTTCTTCTTCGAGTGCATGTGTGACTCGGCCTGGAGGATCTCCATGTCTTCTGTCATTACGCGCTCGATGCCATGATCGAACATAACATCATACCACTCGATCAGACCTTCTGCATCTGGATCAGCGTGCATAGTCTTGATGGGCGTACCTTCGTTCCACTCTTTGTGGAAGACCTTTGTAGCACACATGTGCTTGTCGCCTTCCATCGACCCTGGAGCAACGCCAGCCATCTTGGCTTCGATCATTTCGATCTCTTCCTTGGTCAGCTTGCTAACAGCAGTTTCAATACCTTTATGACGCTTCGTTAGCTTCTTTTCAAGTGGCTTCGACGTGCTACCGGTAGCTTCTTTGTTTCCTTGTCTGTACGAAGCCATATCAATGGAGTCTTTAGCTTTGTTGATATAACGACCCATTGTAGGCTTCGATAGCTCATCGACCTGCTCGACATCTTCTTTAGCGAGCTTTTTAGCAGCGGTAGCTACACCCTTGTAGCGATTGTCAACCTTTTTAGTAGAGAGCTTACGGTGGCCACCAGCATCAGATGCTTTATCAGCATAGCTTTGTAGCGTACCTGTCGAGAGCTCATCGATCTGATCAGCTTCTTCTTTAGCCATGACCTTGGCCTTTTCGACCCCAGCCATTCTGCCACCATATGACTTACGGCCAGCTAGTTCGCGACCTTGGGTGCGTTGTTTGCCACCATGATCCGCAATAGATTTTGCCTTCATTCTGTAGCTGCGAAGTGTGTCGTTCGAAAGCTCTTCTAGCTCTTCAACTTCTTCATTAGCTTTCATAGCCTTCTTGGCAAGATGCTTTGCAACATTCTTTACCTTGTTGCCATATTCATCCTTGCGCTCGCCAGACTTTCCGTAAGGACCTTTGAAAGGAACATCGTCCTTCGATTCCTTCTTCATCATAGACTTGCCGATTGCCTTACGACGATTGTGCAGATACTTGTCTGATGCATCAGTGTCGCCATCGTTGTCGATGTCGTCATCTTCTTTGCCCACATGGTCGTGACCGTGCTTGTTAACTTTCTTCGCTTCAAGAACGCCTTTAATGGCATTCATGAAATCCTGTGAAACTTTATCGAACATTTTTGCCATTTGTATTCCCTCAGCTTGATATTTTTCTTTTATTTATTGTTTAATCGTTGTCGATGATTTTAAGTTTGCGCTGCGCCAGTGTTCCTCTAGAGATAGCATAATTTCTTGTATTGTCTACATCTCTGTCCCCAGGACCCTGTACATTCTGTTTGGCATCAGGTAGGTTGTGTTTAGGGGGAGATCTGAACTTAGGATTGTCAGATGGATGGATGTGTTGATCCACATAGTCTGCATGAGGAGCCAGATACTTTTCAATAGCCTTCATGTGCTTATGAATAAAGTCAAACTCTTTCTCCATACCCAGATCCGACGACAGCTTGACGACTGTATCAACAATCTGTCTTGCATGATCGATATCCTTTGGAGAAGATTTTTCCTGGGATGTGATTGTCTTCTGTAGATCGAACAGTCTATCTAACTGCACAGCAATGTTCTGAGCTGCGTTAGGATCCTTGTTCTTCGGAAACTGCATATAGATCTTCTGAGCATCAGGAGACATTTCAAACGCCTTGGTCTGGTATGAACCAATGGCAATCTGATCGTTAGCGTCCGTCTCCACTTTCGCTTCGTACATCTTTCTGATAGTTTGTTCTAGCGATCTGTACTTCACTTGAGTGTTGACCTCAGCATCCATGAGTGAATTCTATGCGCTTCGATTCTATCCTGAATGAAGTTAGCGGTGCCATATCTGTTAACAGCCTCTGCCTTCTTCATAACGCTAATAAGCATTGGAGTTAGCTTGTCATTGTCTTCTAGTAGGTTTTGAATCATATTGCGGGCAGGAATAATTTTATCATCGCCTTTAATAGCAGATAGCTCCTCGAGACGATTGAAGGATCCAGGAGCATAAGCATCTAGTGCTCTGATATGTTCAGCCATCTTGTCGATTGAATCGCCTACCTCTTTGTATATCTTACCGAAGAACTTATGATACTGAGGAAAGTCTGGACCTTCAACATTCCAGTGATAGTAGTGTGCCTTCAGATAGAACGCATAGGTGCTAGCAAAGGCTACCTTTAGCTCTTCGATTAATGCTTGTACTTGTTCGTCCATGATATATCCTTACCAAGCCTTACACGACCAGTAACGTGCTTTATCCTTTGGACCAGGATTGTCGCAGTTATGACGTGCTCTAAATGATTTGCGACGAGCAGGATTGTCTTTCTTGATCGTCATGTTCTTGTCGCCGAAGTTTACCTTCTTGGCTTTACCATCCCCATCGAGATCCACATAGACCTTCGACTTCTTAACATCACCAGCCATTGGCTTGTTAAGAGGAACCTTCTTGCCTTGGTATTCAGCTTCGGCTATGAACTGAGTGAATGTAAGCATTATTGACCGTCCGATGGGTTGTCGCCACTATTGACGATTGTTTTAGACTTTCTACGCATTACAGTCTTCGCTGGGACAGCTTTACCACTTGCGTTGTTGTGCGCAGGAATAACTACAGGAGCCTTGTCAGCTGTCTTTGCAGCCTCTTCTAATTCCTCATCTTCCATTTGCTGGATTACAGAAGGGTGTAGCGCAAAACCACCTTGGGCTTTGATGCCCATATCAGCTGCTGTTAGAGTGATACCAATACCAGCTCCATAGGCAATATTGAACGATTCGTTAAGACCTTCACCAGGAGTGTCCTTCTTGTATGCCTTTACGAGTGAATCTGTGCCCTGCAATCTCTTCCTAGGATTAGGCTGTGAGTTGCCTTCTTCGTCGATGATCTTTGTCTGGATCTCTGCCTGCTTACCGTGCTCTGTGTGAGGTGGCTTACGGTCAACCTTTTCGATCTTCTTACGAGCTTCTGTTCCTGCAGACTTCTCCGTGATAGGACCGTTGACCAACCACTTGTTGCAGGTTCTATCACCAGCACACTTGAACTCGAACAGCTCACAGAAACCAAGGTTCGCGAGGTCCTGAATCTTCTCGCCAGCTGGTCCAAGACCTTCTGCCATCTTTTTCATAATAGCAGGCGCCTGGTTGAATGCAGCACAGTTGCCACAGCGAGCTTCCATTGCAGCTTCAGTTGTGGTCTTCCACATTTTAGCCTTTTCTTCCCAGAAAGACTTGGATCCCTTTGTGTCGCCAGGATTCAAAGGACCGTAACCATCATTCTGAGTGGTCATGTCACGGTTCTTAGTATTAAGATCGAGATCAGTCAGAGCCTTGTAGTGCTTCGAGTTGACGTCATAACCTTCTTCGATTGACTCAGATGCATCTCTGAAATTCTGCTTTGTAGGTGCGCCTTCAGATCCTGGCTTGCGCATACGCTCACCGGATCCAGCTTTGATACGCTTACGCTTGGCATGGATGTTATCCCATAGACCAGCTTCGAATACTGTGTTGAGGTCTTCTCTTTCGATCTGTTCGTATAGATCGAAGTCTTCGTTCATAGCAGTCTTACCGCCACAGCAGAATGCATTGACTCTGTTGAAAGCAATGTTCTGATCGCCCATTGAGTCGAGCAGACCACGGATATAAACTTGCTCGAGTAGATCATATTGGATACCGGATCTCTGAGCTCTCTTTTCGAGTGCTTGGATCTGCTTCTCGGTGATGATCTTGTCAAGAACGAGATCAGTCATTTCCTTGAGGATATCGTCTACTGTAACGATCTCGATAGTCTTTGCAAACTCTTCGAACGCCTCATTGAACTGTTCATGCTGGACAGCAGGACCCGAATGCAGATGCTGCATCTGAGCGCCATGAGTAAATGACTTCAGTCTTGCATACTCTGCAGCTTTAACTTGTGGCATAAGGCGGCTTGCAATCCTCTTGATTGCGCCTTTACGCTTCTCTACTGCTGTATCAATTTGGATCTTTTCAGAAGGAGATAGTGTCGCATACTCTGCGCCACGACGACCTGCTACTCTGCGGCGTACGATGTCCCTTGCTTGGATGAAGGATCTCTTCTTGAGCTTCTCTGTAGTGGCCATTCTCTTGCGAGCCAGCTCTCTTGCTCTTTCGATCTTACCTGAATAGCGCTTCATGATAAGAGCGCGTTTACGGCGCTGATCGAGCGAAAGAACTTCTGAGAGAAGGTTCTCTGCTTCTAACTCTTCATGAAGCTGCATACCAGCAGAGACCATCTTGAAGACGTCTTTACCATGCGACTTGAGTCTCTGTGGAAGACCAGATATGAACTTCTGCTCATCCCCTGACTGTACTGCTGCTCTCATCTTAGAGGCAGACATACCTTCTACACCTTCTGCGTCAGGATCTCTTTCGCCTGCAGAGACGACATTGATCTTGGCGAAGGTAAAGTCTTTACCATTGTACTTATTGAGAAGAGTTTGGAATTCACTAACGCGGTCAGAGCCGACAACGAGGGTCAGCTCTTCAAACTTTTGCTGCAATGTTTTGAGAATATCTATTAGAGTCTTTGCAGGAGAGGACTGGACAACGTTACCGAATGCAGCCTTCGCAAAGCGAATCTTATCCTCATACTCGAGAGGATTCTTTTTCTTATCTTGGGAATGGGATAGGAATACCATTGGTGTTGCCTTCGCCTGTGAGGCGACTGCTACAACTTTTTTCACCAGCTTTTCATGACCAACTGTAGGGGGGTTCATGCGACCAAAGGTCAGGACCACGCCTCCACGAGATTGTTCTTGCACCTGTTGTTTATCGGTAGTATCAAGCTGAGGATTGAGATCGATATCATCCAAAGGCTGACCAGTGAGGGAGCGGCCTTTTGCCTTCAGTTTAACAGGCTTTGATTTGACAGTATTGGTGTCGTTCTTCTTAACTTCCATCTGAGGTTCCCTAGGGCTTATCAGTTACAATCTCGTGGGTTTGGCGTAGCCCTAACCACGTTCTATTTATATCAAACTGAACGCTAGCGAGAAACTTCTTCCCAGTCCATTGAACCAAAAATATCACCACCATTGACACTTGCAGACGCAACTAGTGAAAGTTCTAGTGGCGCACCAGTCAAACCGTTACGTTCCAGTTGGAATTTGAACAGAGCCTCTTTCAAAATATCAACAGATGCTGAACCCTGGTTTGAACCACTTGTATAACCTGATGCTAGAATTCTACCGCCGGTATATTCACCACCGCCAATCTTATATTCTACAGCACTTTCACTACCGCCACTTGTCCATGTACTACCTGCAGAGGTTCCGCTTGCCCTGACCTGCCAGTTATAATGGCAATTGTTTGTAATACCAAGAATCGACAACGCGGTTAGAATGATAATAGCATCTAGTCTATCGGGACTAGCTTTCAATCTCATAGAAATAATATTGTAATATGTCCCTGCTGTCGGCAGATCTATAGGGGCTGTAATAGGAACAGTGGCAGCTTGCTGCAAACCACGTAATTCATAACCACCTTCTGAGATTACAGTCGAACATACTTGTTTAAGAGTTGAGGTGCTAGCAGTCGTGCCTGTGTTTTTAAACTCATATCTGAGTGGAAGAGACGCTGTTGTAATGTATGTGGATGTGATACGGTTGGCGTGGTGGAACGTATGGCAGTGAACCAACTTTCCATCGATTACGAAGCCGCAGCGCACTGAACCCAGACCAAGCCACTCAATGTCCATCCAGAAAATCTGAGCTTTCGATTTATCCAATAGAATGCCCGATGGGCATGGCCCAAGGCCTTGTCCTGGTGTGTTTACTTCAGGTCCTAATAGGTTATCGTTGCTCCAGTCTGCCTGCGCAACACGTGTCTCGACTAGAGCTCCTGTAGTGTATGATCTCTCTACAAAGTATGCTTGGGTGCCGTCGATCTCGAAGTAGATTCCGTTCTGTGCTCCGAAGTAGCCAACACGCTGTCTAAGGTTAGCTTTTGGAGTCTCGGGCACAAACGTATTAAGAATGAAGAGTGACTTACCTGGCTGATATGAAAATGCCTTGGTAGTCTCACGAACAATCTCTGCGTTTGCTGTAGTAGGAAGGTTAAGAGCTACAAGCCCTTCATTTACACTATGAGTGTATGTGGATCCAGCAGTGTTAGATGTATTCCACAGTCCATTATCTCTGTAGCGATGAGATGAATCAAACAGCGTCATTGGAACAGACATTCTAGCACGGCCGAACGCATCGACTGCAACACCCGATGGGTTAGCTGGACCTACCAGGTTCCCATAAGGATCCGCAAGCATTACTGCTTCGAAGAGTGTTACGTTATGTGGTTGTTTCCACTCGTGCGAGTCGATGCGCCATTGTGCCATTAGACTACCTTATAGAATGTGTCTGCTTTAGACGTTGCAACCACTTCATATCCGAAAGGTCTTAGGAGGTCGAGAATCTCGTTGTTACCACGCTCACATTGGATCACAGGCTTACAACGAGCAATTGTTTCTAGTGCACCCTTTAGTGCATTGAGCTCATAGCCTTCTAGATCAAGCTGGAATAGGCCACATGAAGGTAACTTGAGTGAGTCGATTGTTACCATAGGAACATAGCATGCGCCGTCCGTAGAAACGGTGTGGCAGCCTGTATTGTTCATTGAAGCACGGTTCACACGAGCCAGACCAGTCGTCTCTCCTAGTGCAGCCTGCATCTTATAGATGTTGTCTGACTGGCAGTTATTAACCAAGCAGTGGAAGTTCAATGGATCGGGTTCGAACGTATAGACATGCTGGAAATGCTCTATGAGCAGTCTAGGATACATTCCCTGATTACCACCCGCCTGAACGCAGATAGACCAGTCTGTCACGAGGTCCTTGATACCAACTAAGTGACTGGTCTCCCAGTCGTGCTTAGGACCATCCCAGGCACCATCATCGCTAGCGATCCATAGCCAATTTTTAATCCCAGCTACTTCTTCTTCTCTTACACGACACAGATTACCAAATATCATTTTTGCCATCCCTTAATAATATCAGGCGAGAAATTCGCCTTACTGAATTCGAGTCTATCAACCAGCTTCACTGCGTTGCCGATGCGATCAATTGCAACATATCCCTCGGGAGAGGTTGTACGGAATCCATCTGTTGTGCGCAGGAAAGTCTTCAGCGACTGTACCATATTTAGCTTACGAATAACCATGTCCTTACAGTCGACCATAAGATTCATTAGATCGAACACCTTGACGATGTCCGACTTACTGTGGTTAGTAAAGTAGCGAAGCATCTCTTTCTGCTTATCCAGCTGAACCTTCTTGCCTGCCTCGGTCTTCTTCTTGTCAGCTTCTTTCTGATAATAATTGTGAATGAAGTTCATCAGACCAGTAACGTGAGCAGAGGTGTTTGTGATCTTCTCGCCAGCACGAACCTTCGAGTTGTTATAGGTCTTCACACGCATCAGGAACTCATCATTGTCTGAGATGTCGTTCAGGGTCGAAGCTGGAATTGTATTGAAGAGAGATCCAGCCTTCGATAGAACGCCCGTCAGAGCCTTTGTCTCAGCGTCTGTGAACGTTGCTGCGCCTGATACGTCCTTGAACGTAGCATCAGTGTGCCAGACGGCTGCAGAGTTGTTCAGCTTCGTAGAAATCGCTTGTCCGAACGATGCCTTCATCGTCTCGAACGAGTCCCCTGTGTACATGGTATGCCATACGACCCCAATCTTCGAACGCAGGATCTGCTTGGCTAGCTTTGAGTTAGCGGGCACTGCATACACGATAGTGTTAGGCTGGAACGTGATGTATGCCTCACCATCAATCTCTGTATGGTCGATAGTGTCATGTGTATACAACAGGTCGCCCTGCACAACGCCCTTGATACCAAGGTCCTTGAAGTGATTGAGAGCCATCTTGAGCTTTGTTGCAAGGTCACCAGAAGTGTCAGCATCGATCTCCGCAGGAGTCTTGTATACCTTAGGGTTCTTGTTGAAGATACCCTTCTTAGCGACAAAGAACTTTCCGTCAGATGGATCCACACCAGCAAACACAGCAGGAGCTCCGTCCCACTTCACAGTGAGATTCATAGGACGCTTAGTGTGTCCTGCGAGCATGTCGCGGACCCCCTGGAAGTAATTGATAGCCATACGAGCACCCTGAACCCCCGCATTGAGGACGAGGTCCTCGGCATGCTCCATGTGAGTGTTCTTCTGTTCTTCTAGATAGCGCTTAAAGCTCATTAATTCTTCCTGTTGGACTAGCCTATTATACCGTTATACATTCTTTTTTATAAAAAGTCAACAGCTAAATTTCAACTGTAGATGCTCTACGAAGTTCTTTCGGAGCTACCATGAAGCGAGAATTCTTGATACCGAAATTATCTCTGTCACCCTTACGAGTGAAAAACCTCGCCCCATAACCATTCTGAGGTATCTCTCCGTTCACCATTGTGTGGCTTGATGAGAACACGAAATGTTTTCCTGACTTGGTCAGTTTAATTCGTCCTTGGAGGAGAATGTCGACATTCTGTAATCCAGGTGCGCCTCCATAGTCTATACCGTACACCGCAGCACGAATTAACTTTGGATCCTTGATGTCTCTGGCATATGATTTCTTACCATCCATTGCTCCGCCAGAATCCTGTCTGACAGCTTCAACAAAGGATTCGATTTCAGGATGATTGGGATACTTTTTACTGAGCTCAGTGATACCGCCCCACTGTTGGAAATCCTTAGCGGATGAGCCATCCTTATGGGATAGCCATGCTACTTGCTCCCCCTTCTCGTTCGTCAAAAAGAAATCAGCCTTCGGCGTTCCCTTTGGCTGGCCGGCATCGACCGCCCTAACAACGCGACCATTAATCTTAATCTCGACGTAAGGGAGTCCTGCGGCCTCCATTGCCTTTGCCAGCTCGCTACGGAATTCGGTCAGCGCTCTATCTTCTGCGACTGTCCCTGATCCAGCACCCTTACCACCAAACTCTGGAGTCTTGAGGAAGTCGGTAGGATACTTGACTTGTACAGATCCGCCACCTGGCTTCTTGGCGTTGAACGTATGTGAGAACCCCGATACGTTCATGATTCTGAGTAGATTGCCTTTATGTAGCTTCTCACCTTTGTATGGTGATTTTGCTAGGTCAAGGACGATAGGGCCCTTGGATGTGAGAAATGTGCTGCCTTCGCCAGCCATATCCACAAACTTCGAAAGACGGTCGCCGCCTCTCTTGGTAAGATCGCCATGTTTAAGCTGTACGTACATTTGTCTGATTCCCTGTTTCATCTATTTATCAGACAAAGGAAAACCGGCCGAAGCCGGTTAGAGTATCCACTCAGGAGCTGATCTCTTTTTCCAAGAATGGAGGTTCGCCTTACCGTACTTATAATAGTTACGGTAGTTGACGATTGGGTCGTCAGATATTATATAAGACCCATCCATTGCAGAAGGAGGGATGCTCCAATCCCAAGTGCGGAGCCCAAAAGGAGGGGACTGGAGTTGATAAAAGCATTTCTCAATTGTTGCATGTTTCTTCCCATATCTGTAGGTATATTCTTTTCCCAGAGCGTGGAGATGGTCGACCAACCAGTTGTAGTTCTCAACCGATTCTCGACACCATATAGCACTGGGGTGGTTGCGGTGTGTGCAAGCGTAAATAACGTCATTGCGGTCGTCGGGCAGGATCCACACACTTTTCTTCTTCACCTTTCCTGTATCTTTGTGTCTAAGTTCAACTACTACCTCTTCCCCATCGAGTAGACGATGAGCAGTAGATAGTAGTTGAGCTGTTTCGAGAATCATCTTGACTACATGCCTGTCGACCATCCACTCAGCACACTGCTTTGGATCTTCGTCAAGGTAGAAGATGTTCATTATGTCATTTCCGCGAATCTGGTTTCACCATACTGTGTATTGTACTGCCACCAGCGGTTGCAAACATTACACTGGATCACCCCAGTGGTGGTATTACCGTCAGGGTTGGTGTTGTTGCCGTGCTTGTCGTAGATAGGAGGATAGTATGCGCACGTAGTCACACCCATGCCGATACGAAACCGGCAGTCCTTCTCGCAATTAGGATTCGGATTCAAGACCCAACTCCCGAAGCTGATCCGGAGTCGAATACCACTTGAGCACAAGCTCAAATGCATCTAGATATTTCTGGATCGCTGCATCATCGGCTGCGGGATCCCCCCAGACGAACACTGCATTACCAGCTCCAAGGTCTTCCTTGAGAGCTTCCCAACTGCGCACTAGCTGACTCTGAACAATCTCATCGACAACTTCATAATCCAACTCAACAGTAATCTTATCCATATTCATTCCTTTCTTAGGCTGCAATTTTAATAGGCTTCTTAGCTGACTGGAGCAGCAACTTGCTTGCTCGAGTAATCAGCAGGTGAACTTCAACAGGGTTACGTTGAATGTCAGACACAGTGAACTCGCTAAGAACATTAGCGACTGCAATCTTTTCAATCTCAATATACTTCTTCATGCGATTTCCTTTTTCTGAGTTCATACATCAATATCAGACATTTTGACGAAAAGGTCAACAGCTATTTTAATATTCCGGACCTACTGCGCTCGGTGTCTTTTCATATACCTGAAACCAATCTACGCCATATGCAGGGCAGACGTAGACTCTATCGGGCAAGCCATTTTGATCTTTCTGTCCACCCTCGCCACAGATGAAATAGATATCCCCCATCTTTTCAGCAAGGCCTGTATGCTTAACAAGGCTGTAACACTTACGTAGCATTGCAAGCTCACCCTCATACGCTTCAAGTTCTAGGTTCATTCTACAACTCTCTTATAGCGATTGATAGTGCCATCAGCCTCAACAACCATCACTTCATCCAGATCAGGATTACATGCCAAGATACGCTGCTCATGATCTGCGATGATACGATCTGCTTCACGGAGCTTACGCATCACAGCATTAGCAATACCAAACTTATTACGATCGGTATCGATAGCTTCCTCGACAGCTTCCGCACAGGCCTTATACAGCTCGCTGGGAATTTCCCAGCCGAGTTCTACATAAGATCTCTTTTCTAAACTACCGACGCGACGAAGATAATCCTGACCCCCATCAACGGAGATAGCGCTGCAGCTGCAGGTCACAAAGTCGTGACGATGCTTCGAGACAATTGTATCTCCGCAACACAAACAAATTACAGCATTCTGTACAATCATTTTAACTTCCCATCATAAGTACGAAGCCAAGGCTGACCTTCCAGCTTGGCAAATAACTCATTAGCAATGTCATTCCACAGCTTACGAAACTCGGGATTCTGAGCTCGAACCATTGCTCTACGAGCGTTCTGAATGCGCTCCATTTGCAATCGAATATCCATATTACAATCCTAACAACGAAGAAACTTTACGAGGATCAGCAGTCAGACCCTTACCAGCTCGCAGATGATCTACGATCTGTTCGAAGTAGAAAGCACTCTCTTCGTATCCAGCTCCGTTAAGCTGGTTCGCGCACTCGCGGGCAAACTGCATCAGAGTCATCGGATTGATGCGCTCATCGCCAATCGGCTTCGAAACTTTACCACCACGTTGATACATAACAATCTCCAAAAAAACGAATATGGACAGGATCGACTCACCCTGCAATCACTAGCAATTTACGAAAAGTCACTCGTGACCCTGTCCATATTCTAGTTATACCCTAGCTGAGGAATAAAGGCAACTAGGTATATTAAACCTCAAACATACGCTCATAATCATTGCGATCAGCTTCGAGCTCCCAGTCACGGGCGAAAACCTTGAATTCAATCTCATGGAGACGATCTTCCGAGATCATAGCCATCGACCTTCCGTCGAACCCATCACCATATGCGATGTGATAGAAGTTGATGTTATCGCCATACGAATCCAGCGCGCTGAAGATCTGCATCACTTCACCACGCTTCGTGCCTTCGCACGACTCCCAACGAACGCGATCGCCGACGAAAATACCAGGGATGTGATTTACGATTTCCATTTCAAATTCCTTTTCACTCTTGATACCCCCTTATCGGACATTTTCACGAAAAGGTCAACAGTTATTTTAATTATAACTGACGCCAGCCAGACTCTGGATCATAGATCATCGATCCACCATCCGGCGAATATACGATTGCCTGCGCGCCAGAGAACTGAGCCTTGAGGATAGCTTGGAGCTGATCCATACCTTCGTAGATCGTTTCGCCTACGCTCATCAATACTGCCTTATACATTATTCCACCTCCATGGCTGCACGGCGAGCGTCTGCCCGCTCGTTATACTCCTTGGCTTCGATCTCGTTCCGGCGGTATTCAGCTCGCCATTCCATTTCCTTCCGAACCTCAGGAAACTGAGCCATCATAGAAAGGAGAGCGCCTTCGAAGTATCCAGCTGCATACGACTTCCGAGCAGACTCAGGAACATCTACAGTCTCTACGAGGTATTGCGTGAGTTCGCTGTCGGTCATTTGGTTCACATTAGTCATATTATTACTCCCATTAATCAATAAGTTCTTCGACGCTTTCGAGTACGATTTCTGTGGTCCATTCTGGAATATCTTCGAGGTCATTTTCCGTAGGAAGGTTATCCCAAAGTTGAGTATGAAGCCATTCGAGTTGAGCTTCGGTGAGGGGTTGTGAAGTTTGAAAGTTGTAGGTGTAAACTGGATTTTTCATTTTCGGTTCCTTCTTTTGATATACCCTTATCCCTTTTTTTCGCAAAAAGGTCAACAGTATTATAGTGCCTTTCCAGCGAGGGCGAACTTACGAGCTTCCGAGTCAAAAACCAGGATTCCATCGTTCATGAGGATCTGCAAAGGAGCTTCGCCCTGTGCGTTGTAAGCACCACCGAGGCGAGCAAAGTACTCTTCAACCGAGTAGTAATTGATCAGAGTCTTGATGAACTTAGCTTTCGTGACAGGACCACGATGCTTGAAACGAGCAACAAACTTACGATCTTCCCAGAAGCTGTCAGCATGTGGATGATAGAAAACGTAGTCGCCGCTGATAACCAAATTTTGTTTCGTGAACTTTGTCATAACCAATTCCCTTTTCTTCATCTTATAATTTAATATAGGACGTTTTCAAAAAAAGGTCAACAAGGAAAACAAAAAAAGGGCAGGCCCTTTCGAGCCTGCCCTCTATGCGTGGACGGGAGGAACCCCACCTGCCTTGCAGCTTCCCCGTCAATTCCAGTCGCCGAAGCACTTGCCACTAGTGTGAACATGCCACACTTACACGCATTATAATGTTTTATTTATAATAACTTTCTTCTTGATTATTTAATTTCCCAGGTTTATTTAAAAAAAATGCTGGCGTGGAACCATTGAATCCACCGCCCAGGTTGAGGTGGCGTGCCATTGCTTTGGCATCGGGCATTGGGATACTGCTTGCGATGACCTGGTTGGTCTTGGTTTCTATGACATCAGCTCCCGCGATAGAGAACCCCCCACCAACGTCTACAATGTGTCCAGTAGGCTGCATCTTGTAATTAACCATCACTTAAATCCTTCAAATAGGTTCTTACGTTCATCCTGCATACGCTGGCCGATCTGAGTCTTATCCATCACCGGCGTATCGTCTACAAGGTCGTCTGTAGCATCCTCTGCATCCATCAGACGCATCTTGGCCTTGTCTACACTCACCACAAACCTCTTGAACCTGTCAGGATCGTTGTAGCGATTCTTTAGCTGCTTGACCATGATCTGATTCAGGGCAGCAAGCTCTTCGGATGTAATCAGAGCGAACATGAAGTCAGCCGTGGCAGGCAGACCAAACGACTCTGAGGTATCCTCAAGACCAACATCAGAGTTAGAGAAGCCTGAACGAGTAGTCTGAGTAGCCGAGATGATCGGAACATTGAACTCCACAGCCAGACCACGAAGCTCTTCTGCGATTGCCTTGATCACCGTATACGAGTTGACATTGGCACCAGCCTTGATACGGCTGGATGTACAGATGTTCAGATAGTCGATATAGATGACGTCAGGAATGAAGTTCTTCTTGAGCTTCAACTCTTGAATGAGGTGACGGAAGTTCGCAGAGCCGGCAGATGCTGTCGGATACTCCTTGATGATCAGCTTGCCCTTCGAAGTCTCCCTGAGCTTAGCCATTCGCTTCTCATACACGTTCCTAGGCATGTCTGCGAGCTCTCCAATAGGACAGTCGAGCAAGTTAGCATCGATACGTTCTGCTACTCGTTCTTCTGCAAGCTCGAGGGTGATGTACAAGACGTTCTTATGGTCCTTGAGGTTAGCTGCAGCACAGCTACACATGAACATCGACTTACCAACGCCAGTACCAGCCAGAGCAATGTTGAGAGTCTTATTAGGCAGACCTCCACCAGTGATCTTGTTGAAGTAGTCCAGATCGAACTTCAGACGTTGCTCCTTGCGATGATAGAAGTCATAGCGAGCCTCTGCATCCTCGATGAAGTCATGTCCGATAGACGAGTCAAACGATACAGCAAGAGCATCCTGCAGGATCTTAGGGATCGAGCCCTTTGTCAGCTTCTTCTCACTCTTATCATCTAGGATCGAGATCGATTCCATGATAGCGTTGTAGATTGCCTTGTCCTGACAGAACTTCTCTGTCACGTCGACCAGCCAATCCACTGAACGCTCGAGGGTGTTAGGCTTCGTGACCTCATCGATCACCTGCTTTGCTTGATCGAACAGCTCTTGCTGAATCGACTTATCACTGAGATCCACCTGCAATGCTTCCTTTGTAGGGAAGGCATTATACTTGGCCACATAGTCCTCAATGAGCTTGAAGACTATCTGCTCAGACTTAGTGTGGAAGTAGGAGGTGTCGAGGAAGGGGATAACCTTCCTCGCATAATCATCGTTCGTAACTAGACTAGAAAGGATTACTTTCTCTGTGTTCATTCTTCACCCATCGCATCATATACGTCTTGGACAGAGTCTTCGTCTTGCAGAATGTCGCCGTATGCTACTCGGTACTTCTTTTCCACAAACTCGCTAAATTTGCTGCAGGAGAGTACTGGCAGCCAGAAGTCTTTTGACTCTGTATCTTTGAATCGCCACTTCTTGTCTTCAATCTCTCCTGTAGACATGTCCACTCGTTGATACCAACCATTGGAAGGCTTGATAACATGACCACTACTAGTGGCCAGGTCAATAAGCCCCGACCATCGCGAAATGCCTCCCTCATGAAGAACCGTAACTGGGATCTTAGCTTTTTCTCTGACATGGCGTGACTTCTCCACATTGATGATAAAGTTGTAGCCAGAAACCTCACTACCATCCTTCTCTTGCTGGCGACCAATGATGAAGATGTTATCTGCCGAGTAGTACGATCCAGTACCACCACCGACGATGGCTTTAGGGAACATACCGATTTCCATGTAGGTATGGTTCACGACACACATAGGAATGTCCTTGAGTGTGAGATGAGGTGTTACCATACGGAACAGAGACTTGAGCTGCTTTGCACGAGACATATCCGCAACCGACTTCTCGTTCAGACTGTCTTCTACTTCCTTCTTGGAAGCAAGGTTGCCGATCGAGTCAACAACGATGATGATGTGATCACCACGCTCGATCTGATCGAGCTGACTCATGATATCGAACTTCAACTGTTCGACGTCTGTGATAGGTGTATGGAGAACACGTGACGTGTCAATGCCAAACGAATCGAAGTAGGCTTGTGGCGTACCGAACTCTGAGTCGTAGAACAACAGCACAGCATCTGCATACTTGTCGAGATACGACTTTGCCATCAGAAGCGAGAACGCAGTCTTAAAGTGCTTCGATGGTCCTGCGAACATCGTCAGACCAGGAGTAAAGCCACCATCGAGCTTGCCCGACAGAGCAACGTTTATGATAGGCACCTTGGTCTGGATCATATCCTTGTCCGAGAAGAACTTGGACTCAGATAGAACAGCAGTGTACTTTGATGTAGAATTCTTCTTTAATTTATCAATAAGCGACATAATGACTCCCTGTAGCTCTAAGTGAACTTACCTTATACGATGTTTTACTATAAAGGTCAACCGTTAAGATAGACCTTATCCAATTGATCGCGGAATTGTTCAATCTTCGCAAGTCTATTGGGCCAGAAGATATAGTTCTTGTCTGGGTTCTTTGCCAAGTTGTTCAGTAGCGGCATCATCATATTGTATAGCTTGTTCAGCCGTTCTTCTAATGTAGCTGCTTCTGCAGATACTGTAGTGATAGTATCTTGTGCTTCTTGTAGTACTTCAAGCTCTCCCTCGTCTACGATGGAGAAGCCAAAGTCGAATGTTTCGTCTAGTTTGATGTTAGCCATTATTTCCAAAGGTCCTCTAGTGTGAATGTCTTTTCAGTCTTCCAGTTGATCGCAGTGCAGATCGTCTTGATTGGTTCGAGATATGACTTCTCAAACTGCAGCTGTCGATCGATATATTTGTCCAGGCCGAACTCCGGAGGAAGCGCACCTGGTGTAGCAATCACATTACATTGAATAGGGTTGGGGAGCTTAAGGTAGGAGTACTTGATCTTCTGACCCTCAGCAATCGCCTCATACTTCTTCGTCAGCTTATGCTTCTTGAGCAGATCGTTGTACACAAGAGCACCCTTGACGTTGATAGGTGTCCCCTTCTTAAAGATGAGACTCGTATCGATATATTTATCAAGCTCGGACACAGATCGAGGTGATGCAATAGCTTCGAACGGTAGCTGCATGAACTTGACCTGGAACTCGGTGATGTACTTCTGCATGGCCTCCTCTGTTGAGTTCATGATCACAGAGAGCGTGTCCCTAATACCATCACGACAGACCATCGGAGTCGAAGTACGGATAGCCTCGATGCCTTGCATCTTGAGCTTTGCCTTATCGTACTGTACACCTTCTTGGTTGTATACGTTGAGGATGTAGCGCTTCTTAGCAGTCCAGATAGCCTTGTCAGCGATACACTCTCGCTTCATCTTCATCTTCTGCTCATAGCCATTGACATAAGCGCAGAGCTCGTCATACTTCTTGTCGATGAACGGTTCCAGCACCTGCGTGCAGACCTTATCCAGATACTGAACAGCCTGCTGCTTGTCCATCTCCTTGCCAGCCAGCTCAATGAATTTCTCTGCCTTGATATAGACAGAGTCAGTATCACAGGCAATCACATAGTCGACTTGCTCAGTCTTGAACGTCTTGTTGAGAAATTCATTGAGCTTACGTTCGATCCAACGAGTAGTCAGCTGACCACAAGAGGTAATCGCCTCAGCAAACTCTGCACGATACCAACGGTTGTAGATGTTAGCAAGAGCACCATATCCAGAGTTCAGCTGAATCTTCTTAGCCATCTGGAGGTTATTGAACCTGGCGATGTCCTTGACGAGTTGAGGATCCTTGTCCTGCTCATACTGCTTCTTTGCCTCGATCATCTGGTTCTTATAGACCACACGATCGTTGTACATCTTCTGCATCAGCGCAGGAAGGAACCCTTGCTTCTCCCGAGAGAACATTCGCATGTTAGCTGTACAAGTCAGATTGTTCTCACGAAGGAAGTTCTTTCTTTCTTCGTTAAGGTGACCGTCGAGCATCATCAGAACAAGAGGTTCAGCCTTGTCTGCGCCATCTGCAAGGTAGATTGGAGCATCTGGCAGCACGCCCTTGTACACGTCGGGAGAGATATTATACTGCATAATGATATGAGGATACAGCGAGTTCAAGTCGAGCGAAACAACCCAATCATGATCTCCGACCTGAGGATCCTTCACATAGCCACCGAGGATAGTGTCTCTGGCGTCCCCGACCTTGACAGGAGGAACAACATAGCAACGATCGAGTAGGTAGTTGTGGATGATGACATCCCATATACCCACAGTTGTGAATGTGTCGTGGTAGTTGACCTTTGCATCGTAGGCCATCGCCATGCACAGCTCAATCAGCTTCAACTTATCATCGAGCTTGTCGACAAGGTCAACGTCTCGGATGTTGTACTCGGTATACAGCTGCCAGTTACGAACCTGCAGGTCAGCAAGAGAGTCGTAGCCCTCGTCGTGGTAGTTGATCTTCTTTTCACCAAGTTCTTGTTCGCAGACATGGTCGAGCGAGTAGGACTCTTGAGGAGTGTATGCGAACTTCTTATACAGCTGCATGTAGTCGATATGAGAGATACCGTACATATCCCACATCGTCTGCTTGCCGTGAATGTTGGTGATCTCTCTCGACTTCACGATACCCCATGGAGAAAGTTTGCTCTTTGCAGATTCCCCTAGCACCTTACCGATGCGGTTAATAATGTAGGGAATATCGAAGAAGTCGATGTTCCATCCAGTGACGATATGGGGCGAGTATTCAACGGAGTTCCACATATCGAGGAACGAACGTAGCAACGCAGCTTCGTCCGTGCATTGGTAGTATGTCACGTCTGGATTGGTGTTGGTGAATGGCTGACAGCCGAACACAGACTTCTTACCATTGCGAGAGATCGTGATCAGAGTGATCTCGTTCTGAGCCTTGTCAGGACTAGGGAAGCCACGGTCACCAGCAATGTCGACTTCGATGTCGAGCGTGACCACAGAGACGAGAGATGGATCATACTTGATCTCTCCCTTATACCTGTCGTAGATGTGAGCGAAGATAAACTTATCGAGACCGTAGATCGGCATCCCCGCAACATCCTTGTACTCACGGATGTAGTTACGGCACTCGGACATTGACGAGAAGTGAATCTTATCGACAGCCTTGCCATCGATGGTTTTGTACTTTGATTCTGTCCGACAAGGAACAAACATGTACGGTTCGTACTCGACCTCCTCTTTGTGAGGCTTGCCATCCTTGAAGCCGCGGACTAATAGTTTGTCGCGGACCATGTCAACGCGGGTGTAAAATGTGCTCATATGATCTCCAATTGACTCCCTATTATAAATACTTTTTGAATTATGTCAACCACTAATTGAGGTATCGTATGTCCTTACTTTCATTTTTATCCACACCACCGATTACATCTCTCGAACAACTCGAGCTCGAGAAGGGTAAGATTCAACTTACCATTATGAAGATGGTCACACTAGTGCTATCATCTATCATGCTGTCAGTTGTTGGAATCTTCCTTATTGGTTTGTTTATGCCAAACCATGTTATCGATAACAACGAAATCTTCAAGATCATTGGTCCAGCCTTCTCAATGATCATCGGTGCCTTTGTTGGTGCCTTCGCTACTATGATGGGCATGAAGACTGCAGAATTCGATCCAAACGTAAAGACCCAAGAACTTGGTAAGACCGATCATAAGTCTCTTGCAGAAGCTCACGTAATCAACGCCCAAGCCGAATCAATCGAAACTGACAACGAAATCAAAATGATGGCTGCTGTACAGAAGTACAAAGACTCAGACGACGACTTCGGTCCATTCTAAGGAGATAACTTATGACTAAACTATCTGAACATTTCTCCCTAGCCGAGCTA